AGCTGATAATGCAATTCCTTGAAATAAAATATCTAAATCTGCTTTAATCTCCGTGAATAATATTTTTGTTTCTTCGCCTAGGCCCCCAATTACTTCCACAATAGAACCACGAATTGCTCCTGTGGAAATCTTCAATTTTATCAACATAGGTTCTAAAACATTTTTAATAAATTTTTGAATTGTCTTAGCAGCCTTTCCTATAAAAGACTCTTCAACTGTTTTTGCAATCTCATTGAAAATAACAATCAATCCTGACTTTACTCTCTTCCACCGCGAAAGAAGTATCGCCCCTGATACAACCATTGCCGTAGCAGCCAAAACAAACGGTGATGCAAGTAACGAAACCGCACGTATAATAAACCCAATTGTTTTTATTAATGGCCCAGAAACAATAAGAATCCCGCCCAATCCAAGTGTAAGGCGCTGTGCCTCTGGCGTTAATTTTCCAAACGCATCTATGGCCCTACTTATTTGGTCGGTTGCCATGCCAACCAAATTCCCTATCTGTAAGAAAGCAGGAGAAAGCTTATCCCCAAGTTCCACAGCAGTAATTACAATTCTATTCCGCAACATTGCAAGGCGGGCAGCAGCAGTTTTGTAACGTTTGTTTACTTCTTCCGCCAGTGCCTTATTTCTTTTAAACGCTTCAGTAGAAAGATTCAAACTTTTACGGAAAAGATCCCCAGCACCAGAAGCCCGTAATAATGCATCACGCAATCGTTTTTCACTTAAACCTAGTTCTTCTATAACTCTAAAAACACTTTCTCCAGATTCATTCATTCGGCCAAGACCCTCAATAAAAGACGCAATAACATTAGCAGCATCTTCTTTGAAAGCCTTTTTAAATTCCCTTGATGTAAGTCCAGAAACACGTGCAAAAGCTTCAAGCTTACTCCCGCCCTTCTCCACAGCTTCCGCAATTTTAATCATAGCGGTAGAAAGGGCTGTACCACCTGCCTGTGCTTCTACTCCAACACTAGATAGTGCGCCGGCCATTCCGAGAATCTGTGCCTGCGTAAGACCAATAATATTTCCTGCACCAGCAAGACGTAACCCCAATTCAAGTATTTCTCTTTCAGTCGTAGCTAAATTATTACCAAGTTCCACTAGGGCTGAACCAAGATTAGAAAATTGATCTTGTGGAAGTTTTGTTATGTTGGCTAGCCGCGCAAACGCAGTAGCTGCATCACGGGCAGTAAGGTTTGTAGTCTCGCCTAGGTTTATCATTACTTCCGTAAAACCTAAAATGTTTTTAGTTTGAATACCCAACTGCCCAGCAGCTTCAGCAACGCCCGCAATTTCTACGGCTGTTGCCGGAAGTACCTTAGACAAATTCAGAATACCACGCCGTAATTCAGCAAATTCTTTTACCGTTGCGTTTACAGTTTTTTCCACGCCCGCAAAAGCAGATTCAAAATTAATTGCTGTTTTTATGGCAAGCCCGCCAATTATTGCTAAAGGAAGAGAAACATTATTTGTAAGCTTACTGCCAATAGCATCAAACCTTCTGGCCATACGTTCTAGCCGGCGTTCCACCCCACGCATAGACCTTTCAAACTTAGAAGTACGTGCCGTTAGGTCAATTATTAATCTACTTACTCTTATTGCCATTTTTCTTATCCCATACTGCACTGAAAACTTCGTGCATTGCTTTCACGCGCATTAGCATCTCACTGTCGTCCATTGCTCTGCTTTTCTTCTGATTCATATATGCAAAGTCTGACCACGAAAAAGGCTTTGTACCTTTTGTAAGCATTGCATTTGCCACAATCGCCGTTAACTGGCCAATCCTAAAATCGGCCCGTTCGTCACCAAACGGTTCTAACTGCGCAAACGCCCGCCACTCTTCCAACATGTGGGACGACATGCCCGCCAACATTACATCCACATCAGTACGACCTACGGCCAGAGCTAGGCGGAAGGCGAATCTGCGCCCTGGCCTTTCTTTAAATCCGACTTTATTTTATCCGCCTCTTCATCAGACAGCCCAGAAAGTTTTTGCGCAATTTCAAATAGCCGGTTAAGAACTACACCGGATTTACTTGAAATCTCTTCTGGTAGAAACATCTGCTGCTTTTTCTCATCTACAATAGACAATGAAAGCAGCTTTGCCCGTGCGCCTTGCAAGTTAATTTTTGAATCCTTACTGCCTGGATCTGTAATTAGATAAGCTTCAAACTCATCACGCTTCCTACCATCCAGTTCTTGCAAAGTTACTTCACCGCCCCATTCCGGAACTGAAACAACCTGACTTTTTAAGTCTGGTACTTTTATAATTTGTTCTTTAGTAAGGCCAGACATAACGCCTCCCGTTAAGATAATTTTAGACTAACGTGGGCTTACCACTCACCTTAAGTGTAACGCTGGCGGATAGTTTTCCATCCACAGGTGCGCCGGTCTCAAATCCCGTAACCAGCGCAGGAATCGTCCATGTGGTATTGGCTGTATCAGAAAAAACTATCTGGTAATTATCTACCGTCTGATCTTCCAAACTTTTAATCAAACCAGCAGTAGCATTGTGAGTAGGGGTAGCGGGATCATAATTAATTTCTAATGAGACTTCCCCTCCATCTTTAAGACCGCCAACAAATTCTTTCCAAGCCTCTAGGCTAGAATGATTTGTCACATCAATTGGGTCTTGTGCCAAAGACGGCCCACCAATTGTCACAACTTGAGCAACGGTAGTAAAAACTTCCGGACTGGCACCGTCACCTTTCTTTATAAGTGTTCCTTTTGCAGCGAAGTTAGTCATTTAATTTACCTCTGTTTGGTTTATTTTTAAGGACATTGCTTCAGGAACCGGAATTAACTTAGGTCCATGTTCCGCCAAATGCGCCTTAAAAATTGGAATGTCTATTGAATCAAATGGGCACTTAGGGCATTGATAACGTACGAACCCTTTCCATTTTTGCGGTAAAGCATACTCTTCAATATTTTTCATTACACATCCTCAGAATTCCAGAAAGAAACATCCACAATAACGCTGTAAAGTTTTGTTTCTGGATCAAACAAATCTAATTCGTTGTCTACATCGGATGCAACACGCACCGTTCCGCCCATAGGTCCGGCTCTACCAGTTAAAGCCTTTACAACTTCCAGTGCCAAATTTTTTGCTACTAAATAAGACTCACTCCAACAACTAAACTGGATGCGGGAATTATCTAAACCAGAATTTCCATCATGTGTAGAATCCCTATCACCACCAATCCTTTGATATGTAATTAAAGGAAACACCGCAGTATCTGGGGCACGCAATGGAAACATACGATCATCAATTAATGCTTTCACCCCAGCAGCATCCACCGTTAGAAAGGTAAAAAGCCCGGCTTCAAAAATTGCCATTCTTAAATTCCTCTACGTGCAATCAGCTTTATGAATTTTTCGTAAACACTAAATGTTTTATTGGTTGCTTCCACGTGTTTTGCTTCCATGGCCGGACGCATAAATGGTTGTGCAGACATATTTACAGTTCCAAATTCTAAAAATACAGCATGGGCACCCTCTTTAGTAGGGCCGGCAAACGCCGTAGCTTGACCTTTCCTTTTCCTGATATCAATTACTAATGCTCCTTTCAATTTTCCTGTACGTTCTGGAACACGGCGCACCATATCTTTAAATATAGGTGTAATGCCTGCCAAAGCTGCTGCACCAACTGCACGTAATGACGCAACTCCAAGACTTCTAAAAAAAGATTTCGCCTTTTTAATATTCTTGAATTTAATTTTTATTCTATCAGCCATTAAACTGGTTCCCCACTAGGCAATTCCCGATAAAGTAAATGTAGTTCCCGCCTACCATCCAACGGATTAATAATACCCACTATTGCAAATGTTCTTAGCGTTGTAGGGGATGTGGCAGAATCATCCATACGAATCCTCCAATCTGGTTTTACATCTGTCCTATGTCGAATCCTAAACATTCCTTCTACCTCAGAACTTATTTTATCGGATTCAAAAAATTCTTTTGCTTTACGTGGGACTATCTCTGCCCAGACTTCAGCCTGATCTGTCCAACTTTCCAAAAGTTCACCAACAATATTTTTAGTAGGGCTGGGAGATTGTAAAAATATACGCCTGTTGAACCGTCCTGCCATTACCATTATTTACTAGCGCCTCCAAATCTGTTCCATGATCTAAAAGGTTCAATCATTGCAAGTACAGACATAGGAATTTTAGAAAGGTCTAGCGGGGCTACCAAATCTCTGTTTTCGTAATAATGTGCCGTTAGGATCTTTATAGCCAACAGTAGCGGTTCCGGAACGTCACTGCCCGCAACGCCATACCCCACAATAAAAGTTACAGCTACCCCGTTAATTTCCTGTAGCTGTTCAGCCGGCGCAGGCCAAATGCTTCCAAACTTCAAAGCTATTCTTGACGGCTCAGTTTTTTGTGTCTATAATCACGTTGGTTAAGTCAAAAATCTCCGTGGCTCCAGTTCTATCTGTAGTTACAATTGAAGTAACGGAAGATACTGGCGCTAAAGGCAAAAACAAAATATCCCCGCTTCTTCTGTCACCCCTTTCAAAAAATTCATCAAAAGTCCAAATCCAAGTCTGTGTAATAAATTTTCGTCCTGTTAATTCTTCAATTTTATTTTTAGCGGCCACAATCAATGCCGTTATCAACGTATCGTCTTCACCAAGATCCACACGCATATGATCTTTAGCATCCGCTAAGGAAACTGGTTCTGCTGCTGGCGCAACGGACAATACTAATGATCCGCCAGAATTTCTCTTATGTGGCATGTGTTCCCCTGTCAAGTCCGGATTTTAAATATTCAGTTTTTGCTATATCGGCAATTTGGATGGGTAGAATTGAATCCATTGCGTCTTCACAATGAGTACAACGTTTCCACTTTCCACAAGGCGAATTCCCATCACCACTATAAATATTCTTATGCTCTGGATATCCGGTTGTCTCTGGGGACACAAACCCCCCAAAAATAACCACTGCTGGTTTCTTTATTGCTGCTGCCGCATGGTGCAAACCACCTTCTGGAAGAATTGATACTCTCGCCGCAGAAAGAATAATACATGCATGTCTAAAACTATACGTTTCAATTAATTTTACGCCCGGTAAAGTTTTAGTTCCAGCAGGCCCAAGCTGCACCAAGTTTAATCCCTGTAAAATGAAGGCCAACATTTTCCAATTATGCCAGCCCCATTGTTTGTTTGGGTTGCCTTTTTTCTTAATGTGTGGTTCTATAATCACGAAATTTCCTAAATCTTTTTTATAATCTTTTGCTATATGGTACTCATCAACCGAGAAATAAATAGTCCCTGGATAATCACGTGCCCGCCAGGAAGTAAAATTAACACCAGTTTCAGCCGTAAACGGATATTTAATATAAGGCCGGCAATTAGATCCGTTCCTAATAGATCCCCTAGCCTCACCGTTCCGTTCTTCATCCGGCGAAGCAATAAAAGGATTTTCACGCCATATGTCGGACCACCTGGCATTTCCGTCAACACCAAGAATTGACACCTTGCCCTTAATCCTTCTGGCCATTTTTTTCAGCTTGACCAGCAGCCATTATTTCATCACCATAGCCCATGTTATTTTAAAATTGCGCAACTCTCACACGCTGTTCCTTTAACGTTTTTATTCAGATGTGCCCGCCTAAGTTGCTGGAACTTATCTGAATTCCACGCATCCATAAAAGTATCTTCGTTTAAATTTCCCATGATCCAACCATCGCTTACATCAAAACAGCAGGCAGATAATTTACCGTCAAAAGTAATATGCCCCTCTGTGAATACGGACCAACATGGTAACGGCTCACGCATCATATCTAAACGCCCTTGATTTCCCGCAGTAGGTTTAAATCCCATTTCTTTTTCACGGTCTATGGTTTCACCGCCAAAGGAATAAAGGGGCAACCAATAATGTTGATCAACATAGGGTACGACCTGTTCCAATAATTTTTCCATAAGCACGCCTTGCACACCATCATATTTTATGGAACTTGCATAAAGTTTTGTTTTGTACCCGTATGCTTCCCTAATATGCCAAGCTGATTTTATATTTTTGACCAAAGCATGAAATCCTTTTGGTGAAGTTCCCGTAATCTCTGCAAACTGTTCCGGCGTAGCCTCATTGACACTCCACTTTAAGGAATCTAAACCAGCTTCCATAAGAGGTTTAACTGTGTGTGGAAATGAACGGACACCGTTAGAAGTTAAAAATGTATATTTAATTCCGCAGGCTTTTGCATAGGCTATAGCTTCTGCAAGCCAATCACACAACATAGACTCACCAATATAAAATAATCCTAACTCTTCTACGCCAGCTTCAACCATTTCGGGAACAATCCTAAAGAAAAAATCTTTATTCATGTTTCCGGATTTATCTTTACGCATACTGTGGGCACAAAACCCACAGGCCAGATTACATCTGGGAGTGATTTCAATTTTTACGGACTTAGGCGCTGGGAGAATTTCAAATCTTCTATCCTCACCAACTTTAGTTATTGAATCAATCTTTTCGGTTATCATTATTTCTCCCAACTTAGAATGTAATCTCCAGAAATTTCCTTGTGAAGTATTGCCCCTAGAGATTCAAGATATTCCACTGCTGCTGTGTCCCCGTAACCAAATCGTTGTCCCATGCCCGGCTTTTGCTCAATTACTATTACTGGTTTGCATCTGAGTAATGTTTTTGCAGCGCCACGAACAACAAACAATTCGTATCCTTCATTGTCAACCTTGAAAAAATCTATATGTTCCAAAAAATAATCATCTAATTTGTGCATTGGAACGGCTGGTGCCGCATTTGGACTTTGGCCCGGCAAAGCAATAGACGTATCACCAGATGAACCTGGAGTACGTGTATGCATCTGTACAATTCCGGTTCTGGCTCCAAGCGCAACTGCAAACAAATCTGCATTTGCAGCATCTTTTAAATTTTTCCTCCAGCACCGTACATGCTCTGGCACCGGCTCAAATGCTACAAGTGTGCTAAAGTCAAGCGCCATCACTCTAGACCACAGGCCTACGTGTGCCCCGACATCAACAGCACATCTAAATTCTTTTACATACTCCAAAGCCGCAGCGTATTTATGATATTGATACGTTGGCTTTCCATCCCTTGTATGCCCAACAGTATCCATCCATTGCTGCAAATGCTTTTCACCTTCCGGTAAATACAGCCCTTTATATTCAACCACGCTGCAATTCCCTCCAGGCTTTTCCATCAGCTATTTCATCTAACGTCCACTGGTTGTTAGCTAAAACTGATGCCCACTGTTTACGGTTGTCCGGATAAACTGGTGATTCAATCTGGCCTAAATCACTAAGGCCCATAATATACGCAGCGCACAACCCAGTACAAAAAACTGGTATTCCCGCTAAGATAGCTTCAACCGCAACATTACTACGCCAGGTAACAACCGCCCAACAATCTTCAAAGTCTTCCTTTAAAGTTGGTGGAGCCTTTAGCTTCCTCATAGGCTTATGGGCTTTATGACGTACTCTTACTGGCCTGTTAGAAAATGCTTTTAAATTTCCAAGAACACCTTGTATCCAGCCCTCTGAATTAAAACCAAACAACATAGCGTTAACTTGTGGTGGAGGGGCCACAAGGATATGCGCTCCACGTTTTTTCCAAGGTTCAATTGTTTTATCATGCGCCTCAAATCTTTTGCTTGATCCTTCACCTAAACCTAAATGCTGGAATGCATTTCTGGTTATTCTGTAGTATTCATCCCGTCCAAAATACCCATGATCCCCGTAAAAAATAGTTCTATTCTGCTGTTTTGCTTCTTGAACAATGTTCCAAAGGTTTGGACTACCGAACAGGGCAACCGGACCTGCCCGTAAATATGAACCATCTACAATTTTTCCATGGCACCCACTATGAAAAGCAGTACAGAATTTTGGCGAAGTCTTTTCTGCTGGGGCAACATATATGTTTGGTAGCTGGTTCATAAAATTTGGGCTAACTGGACTTTAGGAAAACAATTTAACGCAGTGCCAGGAGTTGCGTTTAAAACTTCCACATTACAGGCTTCCAGCCCTTTAGCAATCTGTGTAAACCCTTCCACAAACTTTTCATAGATATCAATAGGGGTGGGTATTGGATGGGAGCCAAACCAATGTGTTTTCTTTCCATCCGATTTTGCATCCATGCCCAGCAAAATTACTTTAGCGGCCCGTAAATGAAGACAAATATTTAAAACTTGAACACCGCTATTGTACCCGGTACAAACAGTATCCGGCGAACAACTAAGCCCAAGTAGGCTTGCTTTTCCTAGACACTTTAGCCCTTTTATTTTTTCTCTCAAATCGTAATTTTCAAGTGTCATAATTTCGCCGTTAAAAGAAGAAACTAAATCTGTGTGCCACTCGTACCAACGTTTGTCACAAAAATAAAGTATGTCTGCCCACGGCGCTAATCGCCACAATTTTTGCTTTACCTTTGCAGTACTCAACTTGATCCAGGGTTAGGCTGGGACCACCGCCTAGTACTATGACGGTGGCTCCCAACCATTTTCCCTTAATCCTATCCGGCTCTTTAGGCAGTGGGTGTACCGTGCGGATGTCCCCTGCTAATGGTAGCGCCGGCTACAAGGCCCGTGCTGGGGGCAGGCGAAGCGCCAGCCTCTGTAAGAACCGCACGGATAAACCGCTTATTACCTTTGTAGCCTACACGCTGTGTGGTATTATCGGCAGACGCATCATTGATAGCCGTAAATGCGCCTTCCAAGTCAGCAGCCGCAACAGCCGTAAAAATGCTGTTATCATCGGACTCTTCAACTGCTGGGGTCCAACCACCATCAGTGTAAAGGCCAATGTTGAATACAACCATTGCGGAATCATGGTTACGGGTATCAATGCCAGTTCCGTTTGCGCTGGCAGTGCGTTCAGCCGGCGCTAGGGATTGACTAGCATCAACATTACTTTTCAAGTCTCTACTTGTCATATTTTATTCTCCTTTTTCAACTAATGTTAAACGCTAGTGGCAAACTTCATGATCTTCAAAGCATCGAAGTCATTTACATCCCCACCAACACGCTTAGTGGTGTAGAAGAGAATGTTGGGCTTATCAGTAAACGGATCACGCAAGACACGTATTCCCTGCCGGTCTACGATAAGATAACCCCGTTTGAAGTCACCAAACGCAATACTGAGAGAATTAGACGCAATCGCCGGCATGTCTTCAGCCTCAGTAATCGGATAACCCAGCAATGAACCAGAAACAACTTGATCCGCAAAGGTTAAGCAAAAATTGTGGCGATAAACGATTCAGTAATATTAGCGCCGTGGGCAGACATACTTTATTTTTGTGACAAACGTTGGTACGAGTGGCACACAGATTTAGTTTCTTCTTTTAACGGCGAAATTATGACACTTGAAAATTACGATTTGAGAGAAAAAATAAAAGGGCTAAAGTGTCT